ATGATCTTTTTTGTTATCTATCTTATCTTTATATTGATTAAGAGCTTCCTCTATACATGTATCGTTGTGTTTATATTTCATAAAATGATTTACTTAAAAATATTACTTATGCAATAATTTTCATATATTGTAATAAGAAGATAGTTTTAATTTATTAATATATTTGGGATGAAAAACATCGCCTTTATTATTTTCTTTTAACTCTAGATGCACATCATCCTTCTCATATTTGTTATTATGAACACAAGTATGTTCGATTGCGATAGAATCTATAAGATCAATTACTTCAAATTTATCTAAGTTTTTCTGTACGATAGATTCCCATAAGTATGTATCTGCGCTCCAATTTTTGTAAAAACACGGTAACATTTCTCCTACTGTGTCGCAATAGTTACTAGATAATATTGGAAAACAATTAGCTTCATTAGCTGTTTGATGTATATCATCATAAGTGTGTATATAATAATATTTTTTATTTTGTATAATGTTTGAAAAGAATGGTTTGGTACGTTCGTAAAAAATTTCATCCCAATCTTTTGTAAGTATTTTGCAATCATTACCTAACGCCCATACAAAATAGGAATTAGTTAAAGAATAAGCAAAATTATAATAATCTTCATTTATATATGTCGATCTAGGACGAACAACACTGAATAAATCAAAAGTTAAATTATTGTTAATATAATATTGTAAAATATTATTAGTGTCTTGTATGTTATCTGTATCTGTTACAGTAATAATTTGTACTCTATTTTTAAATTTAGTATTATCTTCAATACTTTGCAAAAAAGATTCTATTAATTCTTTACGACCACGTGACGGTACAATAATAGATATTAATTTATCAACTCCAAAATTGTTCTTTACATATTCTCTCTTCATACTCTATTAATTTTTACCTTACACATCTCTTTAATGTTGTTTACTTGGTCAATACCAAATCTATCTTCTATTAGTTTCAAAAATTCAGGATTAGTATGGTACTGCAAAAATGCATTATCTCTAAATGATAATATTTCTTTAGGTGTACAATTATTAGTAGGTAAATTTTTTGTATGCTCTCCAAAAAAAGAATACTCTTCATATTTTTCTGGCAAAGGAATTCCTTTAAGTAACGCGTTTTTGTATAACTTACTCCCAGGTAACGCCATAGCAGCATAAGCGTTCCACCCAGCTGTACATAACTCTACACTTAAATCTAAAGTTTTATTCATAGACTCTATAGAGTCTCCTGGTAGCCCGAAAATATAATTACCCATAACATTAATATCAGCATCATGGATTTGATCTACTACCTTTTTAATATCTACTTCTTGAAATTTGCCTTTAGAAACTTCTAGTCTTACTGTTTTATCTCCACTCTCTATACCTAAAGCTAACCATTTGATACCTGCAGAACGTACGAGCTTTAATAATTCCGGGTTTCTAACTGTATCTATACGAGAATATGCCCACATAGTGAGTTTATCCACATACGGTCTCTTACTTAAAGTTTCACAAAGCGGGCCATAATATTTTTTATTAAAAAGAAATAGTTCATCAGTTATTTTTATTGTATGTACCCCGAGTTTATGTAATTTATCAAATTCGTTAATAATAAAATCAGGAGACCAATATCTCATAAAACTGTAATCGCTAGCAACACCTACTTCTTTTGTGTCATTACGATTTAAGATATTAATCATACAAAAATCACAACCAAATTGGCAACCTAAAGATGTTTGTATGGCTGCATACGGTGATCTTTTATTTTCATCATACTCTGCATGCCACATAGGAGCTCTATATAAATCTAATGGTGTGTCCTTATACGGTAATAAATCCCAAGCATAACCTGGTAGATCAGTATCCATTTTTTCTCTAGGTACTATCTGCTCTGGGTCATTAATAAGTATTTTATCTCCATCTCTCCACACAATACCTTTAACATTTTTAAGAGTAGTATTATTTATAGTATCTAATTTAAGTATATTTCTTAAAGCATATACTCCTTCATTTGTAAAAGCAAAATCTATGGATTTTTCTTCTTTTAATGTTTTATGAGGTAATGCTTGAACGTGGGAACCGACATAACATATAGGTATATTCGTACAGGTTTTTAAATAGTTTGATAGGTAAGTAGCACCGCTCATATTAACAGAACCAGCATTTACATTCTGCCCATATACAACAAAACATATAATACGAGGATTTAAATCTTGTACCCGGTTATATACATCTTGTTTAGTGAGACCTTCTGCATTAGCGTCACATATACCTACCTTGTAACCTATTGACCTACAGGACTCTGCGAGCAATAATGCCCATGTAGGTGGTTCTATAGTAGTATATTTTTTAGATAAATCTTGGTAAATATTTTTAGTATTACCTGGAGAGATAAACAAAATATCTAATTTATGCATAAGTGTTTAATTCTTTCTTAAATAACTCTGAACCATTATTAATATTTTGTTCCCAATTATTGTATTGTTCCTCTTCTCCTACAATATCGGTTATATACTTATAACATTTAAAAAGTACATTCATTTTTTTACATACGTATGCTAAAGCATACGCCTCCATATCTACACAATTATATTTTTTAAGATTTTTTGTGTTAGTACAAAACTCATTAACGCTACATATACTATTTAGCGTAGGATTAGTAATAATAAACTCTTGTTGATCAAGAACTAGCGGATTTAAAAAACCTACATTATAAAAACTACCACATTCTAAAAGATGGTTTTTATTATCTTTTAACCCTCCAGCTGTACCGTAATTAATTACGGTTTTAATTTTTTTATTTTCAGATAAAAATTTGGTTAAAAAATGAGATGCATTTAGTTTACCAATACCTGTATAGAGTACTGAATGTTTTTTAGATACAAACTCTTTTCGTAAAGCGCAAACTACTAAGATCATTTACTATCTCTATATGACAAAATAGGATTTTTTACTGGCCAAAAAATATCAAATTCTTCGTCATCCCATTTTACTGATATTTGATCATCTATTGCTACATAATCTTCTGTTAATTTATATGAAAATAAACATGTATCTGATATACATAAATGGCCGTTAACACAGTTAGGAGGTATCAAAACTTGTAATCTATTTTTATCATTTATATAAAATTTGTTTTGTTTTTTATAAGTCGGAGAATCTTTTCTTAAGTCAATAACTACAAGATAAATACTACCAGTTAAACATTGTACTAATTTCCAGTTTTTACTATCTCCATGCAATCCGCGTAAAACATTTTTTGTTGAAACAGAAAAGCTATCTACTTTAAATTGTTTCTGAGGAATATTTATATTCCCTCTAAATTCATCTATCGAACTAAACATCATTCGATGATGGTTCGAATCAAATCCTTCAAAATTTTCTCCACGATGGTCGAAATATACCTCTGGTTTTACAACCAATAAATCTGATATAGAATCTTTATGTTCTACTAGTTTATAATTATTACTCATTTTAAGAATTCAGTTGCTACGTTGTGTTTATTAAATTTTTGTAAATTATCTTCAGTATGCCAATAAACCTTTTTTATTTTACCAGTTCTATCTACATCAAACTGTAAAACCTTTTTGCCACACAATAACCCTTCTATAGAAGTACGACCTAAAAATATACCAGATACAATATCGCACTGTTTGTAATATTTCTCAATATTCCAGATTGGTTCTTGAGTTACAAACCGTGGATGAACTGTACTATAATCATTTCTACCTACATGAAGAACTTTAAAGTCTTGTTTTTCGGCAAGATCTATCAAATACTTTAATGGTTGAAATCGTAAGTAATCTAAGCTACCTGGAAATAGTACTACTTTATCTTTTATATTTTTCTTCTTCTTGCATTGTTTATAGTTAAACCGACTAAAATCAAACGGATTATAAATTAGTTTTACAGGTTTAGACACTTTCTTTTTTATAAATTCTACTATTGACGGTCGTATACCTACATACAAATCAATTTTATTATTAATTACTGGTTCTTCTAAATCTAAAACCTCAGAATGAACTACATTAATAATTTTATCAGCTTTTACATCTTTAATATATTCCCATGTAACATTACCGTGAGAAAATATAACTAAATCATAATTTGTTTTGTTTATTTCTTCTTTAGAAGGAAAATGTATATTTTTTGTTTTTTCTTTTAACGGAGACCCTATAAAAGGAGAATATAAAGATACATTATGACCAGCTCCAGCAAACGCAGAGCTTAATTCATAAAAATA